GACCTTTATCTTCGATCCACCGCGCATAGCGGCTGGTTGCGATGAATGTTTGGTAGTCGGTAGGTAGATGATTACTGATCACTTGGGTTTCTCCCTGCAAGCTGGTTTAGACGCATCTCGCAATAGCGGATGGCTTTGTTGATATCGGTGATTTCGGATTGAACAGGGTCTTGCCCTTGGTACAGTTTTGTACCTGCGCGGCTGACATACTTAATGACGTTGCCAGCCCAAAAAGAAAGCCCGTTAGACATGATGAAGTCTACGGGCTGGTTGGGGTGTTTAGCGTAATGTAAAGGTGCCTTTATTATGTCAGGCTCCTTCTCCTTTGACTGATCCTTCATGAACTGTTCGTGTCTTTTCATATTCTTTGCTCCCAAAGAGGATTGGTGTTCTGTTTTCACTGTCCCAGTCACTCCAGCGGAGTATCCGAGCTAGTCTTGCTTGTGTGAGGGCTTCTTCTTTGGTGTGACCGGCTTTGATGAAAGCGTTTTCAACAAGAGACCAGTCAGGTCTGGCACCAAGCAGCTTCTCAGATGACTTCGGTCCAAATCCCTTTAGACCTGAGTATCCATCAGTGGGGTCTCCACAGAGGCACTGCATAAGAAATGCCTTGTCAGCTTCAGCTTCAGTGATGTCGAAGCGTTCATCTGACATCGGTCTGTAAAGTTTTGCTGGTACTGACTTCATGTCTTTATCGTCAGACACGATGATCGCCTTGCCCTTGTTCTCTGGCTTTGTCGCGAGGATGCCAAGGACATCATCTGCTTCAAGGGTTTCCATTTGACAGGTGCGGAAGTGGTGGCGAAGCCAGTCGATCATGGCAAGGTATCCAAGAGGCTTACGCACCTTGGCTCGATTACCTTTGTAGCTGGGATCGACTTTCTTTCTAAAGTTGTTCTTCGAGGACAGGCACATGATCAAGTCATCGTCATGCAGCTTCTCTTTGAACGTGTCCATCTGGTCAAAGTACATCTCTTTAGCCAGCTTCAAGTCGGTATCGAGAGACCAGAGGTTTGACTCCCCATCGGCATCCCAACAGACTTCTTCTTCGGTAGCTGCTGTAGCTCTGTAAAGATACAAATCAGCATCAATTAACAAGGTCATCTTCGATCTCCTTCATAAACGACAAACCATCATCAGTGATCAACCAGCGGTTGCCCCAGATTTCATCGTTCAGTCTTGTGGTGATTAGGTTTTCGGTGGCTGCAACGGCAACCATGTTTGCCTTGTCTCTGGCAAACTTAGACTTTGTGGTGAAGGGTCTAATCCATGCTTCTGATAAAACCTCGAACATGACTATCAGAGCCTCGATGGTTCTTTGGTCAATGTCTTCCTCAGTGAGTGTCAGCCCAAGTTCTTCCGACTGAATACTCTGCTTCGATTGGGATTCTGAGGCTAAACGCTTCTCCAGCTTCTTTCGCGCATCTTCGAGCGAGATTACCGACATGATCAGGGTCTCCTTTCACTGCCATTTGCACCTCATCATGTATCCACCCAAGGATGGTCACATCGAGGTTCTGTCGTTTGATTTCATTTGATAGAAGAATGAGCCACATGCTGCTGACTGCGCTTGAGGCTGATTGCAGCAAACTGTTTAGTGCAGTGTGAGTTGAATTGACCTTGATACGGTTGCCGCCAAGCGAGGTAATGAAGCCTTTTTCAGAGGCTTGCTCGACTTTATCTTTAAGGATACCGTAACTCGGCACAGCGGCTATAAAGTTATGCTTTAGTCGCTTTCCTTCTTTGGCTCCTTTTCCGACCATTGCTCCGAGTCTGTAGTCACCGGAACCGTACAAGAGTGCGTATAAGGCACCCTTGGCGACTGACCTTTCAACTTTGGTATGTGAGTCGCTGAACGCCTCTGCGTTGCTTTGATGAATGTCTGATTCCAAGACTTTCTTCGCATATTCACCCCCATCGTAAGCGGCACAGAAATGGGCAAAGAGGCGTATCTCGATGCCGGAAAGATCGCTACCAACAAGCTGGTATCCAGAAGGCACAGTGAACAACTCACGGCACTGTTGACCGTAGGGAAGACGCACCGCTGGAACCTGCGACAAGTTTGGTTGTATGTGTGTGCATCTAAGAGTTCGCGTGGAAGGGCAGATGATCCTATGACGCAACTTACCGTCACTATCGACCTTCTTCATCCATGCCTGTGGTCCTTCTGCAAGCTGGCCTATGCGCTTCTGTATAAGAAACAACTCAGATAGTTTCTTAGCCTCTGGGTAATCCAGATCACCAAGCACAACCTCATCTATGATTGCGTGACCTTGTGGTGTCTTCTTAGAAGGCTTCCAACCGTACTTCTTGGTCAGACAAAACTCTATGTGCCTACGCGAGTTATGGTTGAAGTCTACCACTGTGGTCTTAACGAAAGGCTCACCTTCGATGTAACCCAAGGTCTTGTTGTTGCGCTTTGGGATGAATGTCTCATGCACTTCCCAAGGCTCGAACAGGTCTTGGAGTTCATGGTCAAGCTCTTCGCGCTTTGTGCATAGCTCGGCATATAACTTGCCAGCCTTGGCCTCATCGAAAGTCCACCCAGCTTTGCCGATGTCTTCAGCAATCGTGGATATCTGATGAGCCATGTCGAGAGCATCTTGAGGCCAAGTGTCAGGCTTTAGGTACTTGTAGAGAGCCATCGTCACTTTGACATCCTGCTCACAATAGTCCTGCATCTCCTGAGACCAGTGTTCCCAGCCACCGTCATAGTCGCCTTTGAGGAACCCGCTGCCGAGGTTCTTTTGTAACCTTAAACCCCAAGCCTTGAGACCATGTGAACCGTACATCCGGCGAGGCATCTCTTCGACTGCCCAGTTAAACTCAAAGTCTTCGTTCTTTAGGTCAGCCCTGATAAGCCTCGAAAGGACTAAGGTGTCCACGCGCTTGCCATTGAAAGGCCAGCTAGGATACAGCTTCTCGATTACCTTGAAGTCGTAGCCGATGCCATTGTGAGCTATGAGTTCGTCAGCCTCACAGAGCATCTCCAAGCCCTCTTTGATTTGATCAGGACCATAGCTCCAGACTGGATGGCCTTCTTCGCCAACCGCGATACAGTGGATAACGTCAGGGTCTAAACCGTCAGTCTCCAAGTCAAAGAACATGCGTCTCATCGCTCATCTCCCGATCCTTTGATCAGGTCAAGCTGCATACGCCTGTCCAGTTTGCGAAGGTTCATTTCACCAACGCTGCTCAAGTCGAACTGGAACTGGGCTGCTATGTTTGCCAAGTACCACAAGACATCACCGCACTCTTGCATGACTGCGAGGCGTTTCTCATAGTCCATATCAGCCAGTGGCTGCTCTTCGTCACGCAAGTGCTTCTTGAGCTTGTCACAAACCTCACCAGCTTCTGAGGCAAGACCCATAGCCAAGTATTCGATCTTGCTATCCTTAACGATAAAGGTTGTCTCAGCTTGTAGCTGGTATCCATCAAGTGTCATTGGGTGTGTCATTAGAACTCGCTCCCTTCTTCGACCAATCGGCCTGTGTCTCTGTTGAACTTTAATGATCCCGATACGCGACCCGTCTGTCCTGACCATCGGTTCTTCAAGATGGCTAAGATTCTGGTGTCGCTATGTGGATCGTCTTTCTCCACTGCGAGGCTTATGCAGATGTCGGATAACTGGGCTATCGAAGCTGAACCTCGAAGAGATTGCAGCGTGGGTGTCTCACCACCCTCGAAGCCTTTGTCGCCAGATGGTCTACGAAGATGGCTAACCGCCATGACAGTCACGCCAAGCTCTTGCACTACCTCTGTTCTGAGGCGTGTCATCGCTATGTCTATGAGCTTGCGTTCATCGTTAGTAGCGAGACCACTGACCAAGATACTGATGTGATCGAGGATGATCACGGTCACACCAAGGGCTTTGACCATGAAACCTATGCGTCTGATGATCGTGTCGATGTCACAAGAACCGAAATGATCGTAAAGGTAGATTTGGTGGTCATCAGGAAATAGCTCATCATAAGCAGCTTCTATTTCCTCTTTTGACGCTTGGCCTTTGTTCACTGTGATGTTTTTATTTAAGTGAATACCGATCAACCCAAGAAGGCTGCGCTTGTTAGACTCTTCCAGATTTATCAATCCGAGCTTCTCACCTTGCTGGTGAAGGTGATATGTAATCTCTCGAAGCAGTGTGGTTTTACCGAGTCCAGAACCCGCGCAAATGGTCACTAACTCCGCATTATCTCTGAGCCGCACACCGCCTACGATGGCGTTGAGGGCTGAGTATGGGTAAGTGATGGATGAAGCGGCATCATCCTGACTAATTACGCTTCTGAAGTCGGCAGAGGTCATGATGCTGTCAGGCCGATATACTCTGGCCTCAAAGATAGCACTCACGACAGCCGCTGATTTGCCAGCCACTAGGCACTCATTTACATCTTTCATTGGAACTGTGGCTATGTAGGCTTTTCCAATGGGTAGAACTTGGGCAGCTTCCAGACTAGCGGCGCGTCCAGCGTCATCGTTATCGAGACACAGTACGCACTTGTCGAACTGGGCTATGTAATCGTAGTTGTCTTTTATAGCTTTAGCTGCTGAAGCTGCTCCGTGCGGTATACCCACAACCGCAGCATGGTATTTACCGAGGCAAGCTGATGCCGATAACGTATCGACCTCACCTTCGCAAATAACCAAGAGCTTCCCAGTGTTTTTTAAGTGTGATCCGAAAAGCGTGATCTTCTTTGCGTCACCTAAGATCGAGAACTGTTTATGTTTATTCCTGATCTTCTGAGCTACGACTTCACCGTTCTTGTCGCGGTAGTTTGCAACGTGAACGCGCTCACCTTTGTAGGTTGTGGTGAAGTAATCGTATTTCCGGCAGAGGTCTTTCGTTAAACCCCTTTTCACTATGTCTTTGTAGTCACCAGCGAGAAGGCCGAGTTTAGCTTTCGCAGAGGGAGAGGCTGCTACGCTAACCCCCTCGCTGGTGCTATTCTGCACAGTCGTGTTACACGCAAAACAGTGCGTATGTCCGTCAGAGTATAATGAGTTTGCATCGCTCGACCCACAGTCAGGGTTCTCGCACGGTAAGTGCATCACAAACTCGCTACTCTCTTTAATCATTGTATCCATACGCTTGCTCCCTTGCGTAACTACTCCTCTAACCACGCCTTCGGGATCGTCTTGTTCGCATACTGAAAACCATGCTTTTCGCACCACTGTGCATAGGTGGTCTTAGACCCCTTGTAGAGCTTTTGGTTTTGGTTGCTGAAGACGAACCGAATGTCGATGTGAGGAAACTGCTCTTTAAGTAAAAGGTGCTTTTGCCTAGACTCTGCGTCTGGGAACCGCCCCTTGGTTTCGACATAAAAAAACCCACCGTCTTTGGTGGGTATCTTGAAGTCTGGTGTGTACCGGCTGTCTCGACTAGGCCATGTGTAGTAAATGCGCTCAGTCTCAAACAGCACCTCGACACCAGCGGCCTTGATCTGCTCTGCTATCTTCATCTCAAGGCCGCTTCGGTATCCATACTTGTATGCTTTAGAACTCGTCCGAGAAGCCATCGTCATCATCCGATGCTGTTGGTGCCGCTGCTGCTGGTGGTGCTTTGTAGCCATCCTCAACCACATCGAAGCCATCGTCATCATCGCCCTGAGACAACTCAATCACTTGTACTGCTGCTAGGTTTAGCTTAACGCCAACATTTGCACCCTTTTCATAAAACCCAATGGTTCCTGATGTGCGGATGACTGAGCCACCAAAGATAGTGGGTGGGGCTGCCATTAGCTGTGCTTCTGAGTCCTTCATCTTTGGCGCATAACGGCTCTTCATCTTGAAAGTAACCGCACCAGTAACGTCATCGGTCTCATAGGGTAGTTGAGCCTTTGACATCTTGGCTCCGAGGTTGTCTTTGCCGTACTGGTTGATGGTATCGACAAGTGTCTTTGCAGCGTCAGCGTCCACAACGACATTGGTTCGATAGAAACCTTCTTCATCAAACTTGGTGTCTGGACGACCCTCTTTAAGCCAAGGGTACTGGGCAACGCCTTTAGGTGTGGTGTATTTTACTTTAGCCATCTTAATCTCTCCTTTAGAGACAGTTTGTCATTTGTTGATTGTTCTGGGTGGTCAAGGTACGAAAGCAAAATGCCGAGACTTTCTGCTCTCGCTATTAAGTCAACTGGTAAAGGCAGACCCTGCATACGGCAGAGTCGTGCTTCTTCCAGCACTCTCTCGCGAGGGTGCATGGTCTTCTCCTGCTATTGTTTTTATTGTTATCGTTGGGGAATTAGATGAAGCAGTAGTCGGACTTTAAAACCTGCTTCAAATCCAAGGTGCCTTTCTCCGGCACCTCTGGTAGTTCAGCGGCATCAGGGTGATCTAATTGTTCAATCACCTGATCTTTTAACCGCTGGTATAAACACTCATGGTCATACTGATCGACAAAGGCTTGCCTGACTGCGTTGAACATCGCGGCAGTGTCGGCTGGGTTTGTCGCAAAGCTGTCGTGGATCAGAAAGAAATCCTTGATGCCGTAGTCGTCATGGCACTTCAGAACCGTGGCGTGTAAATGTGCGCTGTCAAGACTGTGAGTGTGGTTAGCAGCAACAGCGGCTGCTGCCTTACGGCTGTCCACATCAACTAAGTTTTCTCTAATGGTAACTTGGCTTCTTTTGAGGTCTCCATACTCCTTGTCGTAAAGGTAGACCTTGATCGCTTTAGAGACCTTCTTGGTGTAGCGGTTGACGACAGGAAACCCCATTGGAGTGACCCATGTCATCATCTTGTTTTCTTTAGAACAGGCGTTACACAACTTCTGGATAAAACCCATTCCCTCATTTGCACCTTTGACAACCTCGTTCACAGACTCCCATGATTTCGTGGCGAGATACTTAGCTGCCGTATCTCCCTTATCGAGACCGAGACATTCGCCTGTGTTCTGGTCAATCTTCTCGACAGCAAATGGGTTTGTTTTGTGACCCTGCCATTGACCGTCTGAAGTGATCGAGTCGTTAATAGGTTTCATAAAGTCTGTCTTGATTTGCTCTGTGAAACCGTAAAGGTTGCTGCCGTAACTCTTGGTCATTACATTGCGTTTTAACGTCTTGCGACCAACCCTAAACTCTTGCCATGCCTTTCTTACGGCTGCGTAAGTTTCTGAGTCACATGCGTCAATCTTCTGCCTCGCTCTTTCTGCCACAGCTTCGTAAAGGTCTTCTGGTTTTGCTGAAGGTAAAAGATTAGTCAGTCGAGCTTCGTCACTGTTGCGACCTAATGCACTGAAGTGCTGAAGGCCGCTGTTTGAACCGTCAAGTCCACAGGGGAACCCTGACTCATACTCAAGACCGTAAGTCGCTATGTTGTGTAGCTCGACACAAGCCGCTAGGAAGCCGAAGGGCTTGTCTGCGTGGCTCCAGTATAGCTGGGTAGGGTCATCACCATCAAAGGTGCCTTGGAAGTCTTCTGCGACCCGTAAAATGCCATCCAAGTTGTCGTTGACCCATTGGACACGGGTTTCCATCGACTCCTTGCTGACTCTGTTAAAATCACCAAGATCAGCGCACTTTAAAGCAACCCACGACAGGCCACCCTCACCAACTGGTTTCTTGTTGTGCAATTGGATCATTGCTTTGATGTGATCACCACGCTGGTGACTAAAGTTAGCGACAGGATACACCCTGCCTCTGAAATCCCAGCTTGCGCCTGTGTAGAAGGCTTTTGTAGGTAAGCTGGCAAGAGACCTAGCGGTTCGTAGGTCTTGGGTCTTTAAAGCCAGCCCACCGTCAATCTCGCGGTTCTTATGGAATATCTCCCGCGCCCTGATCACCCAACCTTTACGGCTGGCCTTGTCCATCTGATCCCAATCGGCAGGGAAGGATATCTTGTCGAGCTTCGATGACCTTGGAAACTTAGAGAACACCTTGTTGTTTTCCCAAGCCCACTCGACAGCCCTCAGAACAGATACGTTGATCTCAAAGGGTGTGTCTTGGATTAGGTTT